AAAACAATCCATACCTCTTACGATAAGGATTAAAAAAAACAAACTCATCCCTATATGCCTCTTACTTTTTCTCACTTGACTTTTAATATATATTGGTGTATTATGTTTTACAATTTTAAATAAATTTTCAATTTTTTTGGAGGAGAGGTAGGGATGAGATGAAAAGTGGATATAAAATTACAGTAGTGGGGCAGTACTATGTACATGCCGGAGAAAGAAGAAAGACTCTAAAATCTTATCGTTTTGCCATAAAGTTACCTTCAATGGATTGTGCGTTATCTGTTATAAAGAATAAGATTTTAGATACCGTCTTACCGAAGTTATATTCTGACTATGCAGGGTACAGGACACATGACATAGTGGATGTAGAAGCTTTTGGAGATATAGCACCTGCGAAAGCGGAGTTATGGCAGATGAACAGGGCTACTATTATAAGTTACATACAAGAAAATGAGCTCCCGGTTCTTGAAGAGATATATGAAACTTTAATGGAACTTAGGCAAGCGGTGGAGATGGCGGAAGCCGATCCTGACAGGTTTAAGAGAGTGCAGGAGGAGAAGGAAAAGGATTTCAAGTTATTAGGTGAATTAAGATCTTTAAATCCTGAATTATTTCCAGAAGCCGATACAAAATCGGCAGAGGTTGAAGGGGAAGCAGTTCCTACCAGTTCTTGGAAAGCCGACAAGGAAGTTGAGAATAAAGCTAAGAAGGAAGATGTATTGGCTGATCTTTTAGCTTGATTGGGGAGAACAAATGCAAAAGGGTGGTTTTAAGACTTTGCTTATTGTGCGTTTCCGGGTACAGCCTCAAGATGGAAAGTGGTTTGTTTTATCTGCACCACTTGTATATGTATCGGAAAGTGGTACGGAATATGTTGTGCCTGTTGGCGTTAATACTGATTTTGCCAGTATTCCTCGTGGACTCAGGTGGTTAATTCCAAGAGTAGGAAAGCATGGTAAGGCTGCTGTATTACATGATTATTTATGTGAATATGGTATAGTTCCCAGAAAGAAAGCAGACAGGATATTTTTAGAAGCTATGAAAGCATTGGAAGTCGGGTGGTTAAAAAGACGAACAATGTATTCTGCTGTTGCTGCTTACACTACATTAATGAGGAAAAAATGAACGAAGTTGCGAACTATGAGACTTTTATAACTTGGGAAGATGGGATACCAAGAGTTGAGCTCCGGCAGATGATAACGAAGGAAGTATTGGTAGATCTTCCAGTTGCAGCTCTTTCGCTTCCGTATGAAAGATCGGAGAAGGATGTATTTCTGGAAAAGGATTCGGAATTTGAAGGAATGACAAATGCCGAAGTTATGAATGTTCGTCTTGCCAGAAACGCTGCAAAAGGAGACATGGATGCTATTAAAACTTTACAGGACAGAGTTCTTGGTAAACCCAAGCAGCAGATTGAATCCAGAAGTATTACTGAGACTTACACGCAGTATCTTGAACGGTTGGCAGCAGCGGAAGAAGAAAAGAATTTAACTGAAAGTATTGTTGAGGAAATCTGTTAAATGAAAATAGAAATATTTAAAGGCAGAGACAAAAAGTGGAGGTATCGTGCTGTAGCAGCTAATGGTGAAATAATGTGTACAAGCCAAGCTTATAAAGGTGGTAAGGGTGCTGCAAAACGAGGAGCTACATCTTTGTTACGAGGTATAAAAAACAAGTGCACTATTGTTATACCTAAACTCTTACTTTGTGGTGTACTACTAGGACTTACTGGTTGCGTACCTGTACTTGTTGCAGGGATTGGTGCAGTCGGAACGGTAGTTGCTGCGAAAAAGAAATATGAAGGAGATGTAGTGAAAGCGGAAAAGATTGAAGCTTATGGTGAAGCTGCTATGGAAAGTCTGGAAGAGATTAAAGACAAGATTAAAGTTATTAATGAATAATGACAAATGCTACTAGGATACACGATCTTTTACAGAGCAATCTTCCTTTCTTTGCACGAAATACTTTAAAGATTAAGAACAAAGAACACGGTACAATAATACCATTTGTTTTTAACAGGGCACAGGAATATCTACATTCCAGAATAGAAAAGCAGATTGCGGATAAGGGAAGAGCGAGAATAATAATCCTGAAGGGTAGACAGCAGGGGTGCAGCACCTATGTTAGTGCTCGTTTCTATCATAAATGCACAAGGCATAAGGGAAAGGCTGTTTTTATTCTTTCCCATGAATACCAAACTACGAACAAACTTTTTGCAATGGTAGACAGGTTTCAACAGCATTGCCCCGATGCTATTAAGCCACATACTGATGTCTATAATAATAAGCAGATTAAATTTGATCGTCTTGATAGTGAATACACTACAGGAACAGCAGGTAATGAAGATGTGGGCAGGGGTGGAACTTTGCAGTATTTTCACGGATCAGAAGTAGGCTTTTGGGAAAATACCGATGGGATAGAGACAGGGATCATGCAATCTATAGCGGATGTAGATAATACAGAAATTATTCTTGAGTCTACAGCTAATGGTATGGGTAACATGTTTCATAGGAAATGCATGTCAGCCATGCGAGGAGAGGGAGATTATGAACTTGTTTTTATCCCTTGGTTTTGGCAAAAGGAATACAGAAGAGAAACCGATGATAATTTTACTCTGACTGATGAAGAGATGGATCTGAAGAATTCTTTTGATCTTGAAGATTCTCAAGTTTATTGGCGAAGGGTAAAGATAGAGGAATTTGGAACAGAGTGGAAATTCCGGCAGGAGTATCCTATGACGGTACAGGATGCTTTTGTTACTAGCGGTACGAGTCTTGTTAATGGCGATGCTATTATTAAAGCCAGAAAAGCCAAGTTTATAGATAATACAGCACCACTTATATTGGGTGTAGATGTTGGCAGAGAACAGGATAGAACGGTTATCTTACCACGAAAAGGAAGATGTGTTCTTCCTTATACTGTATTTGATCCTAAAACTGAAGGGCTAGTACGACAAACGACTATTGCTTCCCGATTAGCGAGGATAATAGAAAGACAGAATGTAAACAAGATATTTATTGATGTTGCTAAAGGTTATGGCATTATTGATATTCTGGTTGCCGATGGATTTGCAGATATAGTGCGTGGAGTATTCTTTAATGAAGGGGCAATTGAGAATGATAAGTATGCAAACAAGCGAGCAGAAATGCATATCTTAGCAAGAGATTGGATAGAATCAGAAGCAGTTTCTATTCCTGATATAGATGAATTTGAAGTAGATATTGCATCCATTCCAGATTATAAAGAAACAATGAATGGACTTGTTCAAATGCCTTCTAAGAAAGATATTAAGAAAGTTTTAGGGAGATCGCCAGATCTCTGGGATGCTTTTATCTTGACTTTTGCATATCCTGTTGCTACTAATAATCGTAGTGGTGGTACAAGACTTAGAAAGATTAAAGGGAAGAGTCCATTAAAAACTTTAAATAGAATTAATAAAGAACCCGGAGAGGTTACTACTAATTCAATAACTTCTGTTTGGGGATAAGGATTTTTATATGACACGATTATTAAAAGAACTTTTACCAACATTTGAATATAGTCATAATTATCCTAATTTAATACCTTTAGCAGCAGCAGCTTTCATAGGTTTTTCTATAGGTAAAAAGAAAGGAGCTAAAAATAAAATACCTCCAATGCCTACTTTACCAAGTGTTGATACTGATGCAGAAACAAAAAAGACTGCAAAAAGGGCTACTATGTCTTTAAAAAAGACAGGAGCTAGAGGTTTATCACAAGTAAATTCATCTTTAACTGATGAAGAAGAAGAAAATATAGGTCGTAGTAAAATACTTACTTAAATATAAATTATAAAGGAATTTAATATGTCAAGTGTTGTTCGTGCGGTTGTTAGTGTTTTTAGACCACCACCAAAACCAAAACCACCTCCGCCTCCGCCTCCAGAACCAGTAGCGGTTGCAGAAGAACCAGAAACAAAAGCAGCGGTTAAGGTTGCTGCTGCATTAAAAAAGACAGGTGCAGCCGGAATAAAGGGAGAAGGAAGAGAATCATTTAAACAACTTGTTTAATTATTACTTTTATGGATGAATCTGACGATTTAATAACTAATTACATTATCTTAGTTTTTCTTTGTGGTATGATAGGATGGTTAATATGGAAGCATACAGGTACTGAAGAAGGACAGATTGGTGCTTTATATTGGGCAGGTGTGGCTACTCCTTTATTATCACAAATAACGAAGAAAGTGTTTAATTTAATAAAGAAAAATTAATATGGCTGAAGCAATACGAATTAGTAAAGTTGGTGCAATAAAGAAAAAGCTTAAAATATTAAAGAAAAGAAAAGAACCTTGGTTACCTCATTATCAGTTATTAGGCGAATTTATTAATAATAGAAAACAGAATTTTACTGAAGCTAATGAACCGGGTGCTTTTCTTACTAGAGAACTCTTTGATAATACAGCAGCAAAAGCTGCTGAAACAGCTTCTTCTACTATTCTTGCTGCATTGTTTCCTAGTGCTGCCCAATCTTTTGAATTAATTCCGGCAAGAGGAGTGGATGATACTGAAGAGCATAGAGAATATATGCGATTTATTACAGAGGAAGCAATATCTGTTATGGATGATTCACGCTCTGGTTTATCTGTTGCTTTAACAGAGATGATGCTTGATGATGTTGTCTTTGGTACTGTTGGTTTAGGAATTTTTAAAACAAAAAAGAACAGCCCTCTTCCTATTCGTTATGTATCGTGGGATGTAAAAATGATGCATATAGATGAAGATGAGAATCATTTTGTTGATACGGTTATTAATGAAAAAGAAATGACTGTCAGGCAAATGGTACTTGAATATGGTTTAGAAAATCTGAGTGCAACTAATCAAGAAAAGTTTAATAATGGTCAGGAAACAGATAAAGTTACTGTTATTCATGCTATTGAACCTCGTATAGATGGTAGTAAGACAAAATTTGGCAGTAAAAATAAACCTATATCATCTATTCATTTTGAAGCAAAAAGTGAGAAGATATTAAGAGAAAGTGGTTTTGATGAAATGCCAGTTCTTGTTACTCGTCTACGCAAAGCGATGGGCGAAGTTCAAGGAAGATCATTAGGAATGGCTGCTCTTCCTGATATTATAGAACTTAATGTAGTTTGGGAGACTCTAACTGTAGCAGCTGAAAAACAGGCAGATCCACCTTTGGCAGTATTAGCAGATGGTGATCTTGGAACTACAACTATTGATACAAGTGCCGGAGCTATAAATGTTTTTAATATTGCACAAAGAACTGGAATCGCAAAACCTATAATAGAACTTACAACAGTAGGAGATCTTCAGCCTTTAGTTTTAATGGTAGAAAAACTTACTGAAGCAATAAGTAATCATTTTATGATTGACAGGCTTCTTGATCTTAATAACGAAACTCGCATGACTCTTGGTGAAGCGAATATTCGTAATGAACTTAGAGGTCAATCATTAGGTTCTCTTTTTACAAGAAAGAAAGCGGAAATTTTTAATAATTTAATTGAGAGAACAATAAATATTCTTTTTGAAGATGGAAGATTAGGAGTTATTAGCGGATCACCAGAAGAAGAAGCTTATTATGCACAAGGTGTAGAACCTATAGTTATTCCTGATCAGTTAGTTGAAAAATCAGCTAATGGTGAAGAGATATTTAAAATTAAGTATATTTCACCTGCTGAAAGATCTATAAAAGCTGAAGAGGTTCAAGGTAATATAGCAACATTAGAAATTCTTAATATAACTGCCCAGATAAATCCTGAATCTATTGATAATATTGATCTTGATGCTCTTATCAGGCGTACTTCTGAATTAACTGGAGCATCAAAAGAAATGGTACGAGGACTTGATATTGTTGAAGAATTAAGAGAAATGAGAGCAGCACAAGCAGCTCAGCAGCAACAATTGGAAACCACAAGAGAAGCTTCTGAGATTTCTAGAAATTTTGCTCAAGCTCAAGCAACTATGAATAATGTAAATAATCCGAATCAGAAGAAGGAATGATTTTAACACCAAAAGAGAAAGCAGCAAAAAAAGCCAAACAAGCTAAATTAGCAAAAGAAGCAAATGATAAATTAAAAGCCATGTTTGATGCAGTTGCTGCTACAGAAGATGGAAGAAATCTTTTTAAATATTTTATGGAACTTTTAGGATTCCATAAAAATACAGTTACTATGAATCCAACAACAGGAGAAATAAATAAAGAAATATCAGTTTATTTAGAAGCTCGCAGGAGTGTTTATTTAGATATGCGTAAAAATATTTCAGATAGATATTTAAAAAAGATAGAATTTAAATAAGGAGAGGCAGGTTATGGCAGATACTTTACAAGAACAAACAAATGTTTCAACAACAGTTCAGGCACATACAACTGCTGTTGAATCAGAAAAAGAAGGAAATGGTTTTGTTGTTCCAGAAGCTTATCGGGATAAGCCGTATATGAAAGGTATAAATAGTGAAGAGTCTTTATATAAGGCTTTTGATGGTGCACAGAGTTTAATAGGAAAACAAAAAATTACTTTTCCAACTGATGAAACTTCTGATGAAGATAGATTAGCTTTTAATTTAGCAGCAGGTATGCCTGAGAAAGCTGAAGATTATGTTTTTGAACGAGAACAAGGAACAGAAACTGATACAGAATATGAAAATAAAGTAAAACAGTTATTTCACAACTCTGGATTATCTGGTAAATCCGCAACAAAGTTACAAGTAGGATTTGAAAAACTTATTAATGAATTACAGGTTGCTGAAAAAACAAGATTAGATACTGAATTTAATGAATTGAGTTCAAAAACCTTTGGTGATAATTCAGATAGTATTCTTGCAGAAGCAAAAAATATTATTAAAGAAAATATACCAGATGGATTTGCAGATCATTTTACTAATTTAGATAATCAAGCATTAATTACAATGGCTGCTGTTGTTGATAAAATTAAAACAAGATATATTGACGAAGATAGTATTAATGATAGAGGAGCAAATATTGGAGCTTCTGGTGTTGATGATCTTAGGAAAAAAGGTAGAGATCTTTTAAATCATCCGGCAAGAAGCGATGCTTTTCATCCTGATCATAAAAGGATCAATGAAGAAATTAAGGAAAATTATGCAATGATTGGAAAGATGTTGACATAAAGTATCGGGTATCTGGTGACAGTCCGATGTTAATAGTTAAACTATTTGATCTAGGCTATCATAAAAAGCTAGGACACTTCCGATTTTATCAAGTCGGGCATAGTTACCGTTTTACTTTATACTTTTTATTTTACTTTGGAGATTCAAATTATGGCTAATGATAATATTGATAAAGCCTTGATCATCCAATTCAGCGATCAGTTGAGACATGAATCTCAGCAGATCAGAGCAAGATTGCGACCATATGTGCAGGTTAAGCCGATGATAGGCGATCTTTTTGCTTACGATGGATTGGGTGATGTTGAAGCGAGAGAAGTATCAGGAAGAGTACAAGCAACTGTCTTTGATGATATTGATCATCTTAGAAGGAAAATTACACGAAGAAGATTTGCAGTAACTCTTCCAATTGACAAGATGGATGATCTTGGTGTTCTTATTGAACCCCAAAGTGAGTATGCTATAGCTTGTATAAAAGCTATGGAAAGGGTTTTTGATAGAGTTGGCGTAGATGCTCTATTTGCAACTGTTTCAACCGGGAGAGATTTTGAAACAGATGTTTCATTTGCATCTGACGGAGCTTTTACTGTTACAGCTACTAGCGGAATTGAATACGATGATCTTTTAACAATTCACCAAAATTGGATAGATGCTGATGTCGGAAACGATATTGA